TGTGAAGCTATAGGTATGTATAACGCAGTCGTGTCTCGTCGCCCCTTCACGGGGTACGAAATCATCAACCGCTTGGCTGATCTTGACGGTTTGCCGAACTTTCGGACGGTGTGGGAACTTGTTCCCATGTCCTTCGTGGTCGACTACTTCGTTGGGATCGGCGACCTGATATCGCGTATGCAGGGAAACCTGCTGTACGACATCGACGTCGACCAAGCTGCGTTAGGAGTTCGCATCGAAGCTTCAGGCTTAATTACATCAGAATATGGTGTAGGCAATGTAACGACTTCCAGGGATGGAAGCCTCCGTTACTACTGCCGCCAGCCTATGCCGACGGCCTTCATCGGCTTGTCGTTACCCGGTTACCATGCTATCCCTACTGGGATCGCTTTAGCTTTCCAGCGGTGTCCGCGCCTGCCAAGGCGCCTCACCTCTGCGGCTAAAAGGGCGCTTGCAAAGGCCCTGCGATCTAAGTTCGGACGCTACGTAACCGATGTTTCATCGTGGCATTTGCCCACGTTTTAACCTCCCTCACAAGGGAACAAAGTCAAAACTCATGGATAATCAAGTCTCTATCTCGAGCGTGAACTTCACGCTCACAGCGCAACAGCCCACTGGGAACGTCCGTTCTGGACTTCTTGGTGGCTCCCCGGCCCGTATCGTCACGGCTCACATGGAGGTCTCGCCGAAAGGCAAAGCCCCAGTGACTCGCACGACTCGGAAAGTCGAGGTTGATACTACCGTTCAGGTGAACGGGGTAGCTGTTGTAGCGCCTGTGTCGGTCACCCTGACGGTGACGCGCCCGTCCATCGCCCCGGTTTCGGCTATCGAAACGCCCTACTCCACGCTGGTTGCGTGGCAGGCTATCGAAGGCTTCCTGGACGATATCAAGACGGACGCCATCTAAGGCTCCGACTAGGTGGTATAGAGACTTAAGTTAACCATAATAACCATATCAGTTATGAACGATCTAAAACAGGATCTGTCAGATGCGTTGAAAAGTATTCTTGCCACCCGACACGGTTACCCGGTCGGTGGTCTTGACGCTCTGTGTACGGTTGAGAGTTATATTGATGACGCCAGCTTGCTGGCCCGTTTAGATAATAATCCTCCAAACATGGACGACGATGGGACTGCCGGCTATGTGCGCGATTTACGTATGGCCCTTAAGTGGGTCTACAAGTTGCGCGCGCCGTGTTCCACTAACCAACATGAAGAAGCTATTAATGCTTTCGTTGCTCGCAACGACAGCGCTACTCAGTGGCGGCTGCGCATTGACGTTAGGAGCGGTTGGGGGGAGAGTAAACTCGGAAGAGTTATGCTTCTCGCTCGACAACTTATCCGTCACGTCACAGCCGGCTACCAAATAGGGAAACCCAGCCACGGACCCGGGACTAGCTATTACAGGTACCGACTTCTCTTCGAGAAGTATGCGTACCTGGAACGCGACGCCCCGGATCTAGTGTGGAAGCGGTTTTCCGACTTCTTCAAGCCGTCTCCGCAATCCGATGCTGTCGACCCCTTCGATTCGAAGGAGAACAGCTGTCGCCTGGCGTGCGTCCCGAAAGACGTCCGCGGGCCTCGGCTTGTCGCTCCTCACATGGCCTCGGCCGTGTGGGTGCAACAAGCTATCCTAGAGGGTATTGAGGAGAGCGTACTGAATCATCCATGCTTCTGGTCGTTCTGGCCAGGGGAGGATCGAATTCGGTCCGTATCGCTCAGGGATCAAACCATCAATCAGCGTCTGGCGCGCTACGCATCGGCGAATCCGTCGATGTACGCAACGTTAGACCTGAAAGATGCAAGTGATCTCGTTTCCTGGCGATTAGTCTGCTATTTATTTAGTGGGACTACATTGTTAAGGGATTTATGGGCTGTTCGTGCTCGTACGATAAGCCTTCCGGACGGTCGCACCCTAAAACTAGGGATGCATGCACCGATGGGAAGCGCGGTCTGTTTTCCAGTGATGGCCCTGACTTTGTGGGCCTTGGGAACAGCAGTTATGTACGTATTGGACCACGAGTGGTGTCGTTACCGCCCTAACTCGAAAGAGTTTTGGGCGCGGGCGAAGCCATTCGTGTTTGGCGATGATGTCATCATAGGCGTGCAATACGCCCAGGCTTTCAAAACGATTCTTACTCAATGCGGCTTGCGCTGCAACGAAAAGAAGAGTTTCTCTGGCCCTGGCGGATTCCGCGAGTCCTGCGGTACCGATTGGTATCGAGGACGGTTAGTTACGCCGTTAATGCTTAGGCGTGATGACATTGATTGCATCGAAGGGTACACCTCTTTGGTCTCTCTCTATAACAGTCTCGTAAGAGAAGGTTACGAAGAGATCAGCGAGGTTCTTCTCCGCCACCTCATTGCGAGAAATCGCTTTGAGAAGAATGGCGCATCGTGGCTTGCATTTACAGCCAGAGAAGGGAGTTACGGAGTTCTCGTCCACGAAGGACCTTTGAGCGCTCGTTATGCTTACCAGCTTAACAGGCGCATTGGGGCCCTCCAAAGGCGGAACCGAGACACTCGAGCAATGGAGGTGTTAACTCACACTCTCGTTCCTGAGTCTCGAACTCGAGTACCCGAAGTTACAGACAGCAGAGCTCGTCTGTACGAGGCCTTGGCTTGTGGTCACCGTCGTGAGACGGAGATTGTGAGCCTCAGGCCCCGAGATGCTTCGTTTGGGTGGGCGTTAGAACGCACACGGGCTACATCCTGTTGGTCAGTCGTTTTTGACTGATATAAGGAC